ATTCAAGCTACGGTTGCACATTCTATCCTTGGGTGCAAACCCGCGACGAGTTAACTGGTAGAATGCTTTGGATTCCACCTTCCGTTGCTATGTTGGGTGTTTTAGCTTCTTCCGAGAAGAGGTCACAGATTTGGTTTGCTCCTGCAGGCTTCAACCGCGGCGGTCTTTCAGAGGGTGCTGCAGGAATCCCAGTGGTGGGTGTGGCTCAGCGTCTTACTTCGAAAGAGCGCGACACTCTCTATGAAGCCGCTATCAATCCCATTGCTTCTTTCCCATCCAGCGGAATAGTTGTTTTTGGTCAGAAGACACTGCAGGAACGTCGGTCAGCGCTTGATAGAATCAATGTGCGTAGACTTGTAATCTACTTGAAGAAGCAGATTTCCATTCTTTCGACGCAGATTCTTTTTGAACAAAATGTGCAGGCCACATGGAATCGTTTCATTGCCCTGGTCGAACCGTTCTTAGCTAATGTTAAAACTGATTTTGGTATCACTGACTACAAGTTGATTCTTGATGAGTCCACGACGACTCCTGATCTTATCGATCAGAACATTTTATATGCCAAGATTATGATTAAGCCAGCTCGCGCAATTGAATACATTGCCATAGACTTCGTTATCATGTCGACGGGAGCTTCATTTGATGATTAAAGATATGGGGGATTTTTCCCTCACTACACTATTTAAAAATAGAATATAGGAGTTTTAACACATGCCATTCTGGTCAACAAATTTCGGTGAGAGCACCGAGCTAAAAGATCCCAAGAGACAATTTAGATTTTACGTAGAGTTTCAGGGCATTAACGCTCCCCAAGGCGGTGCCACCCTGTGGTATGCCAAGACAGCTGCAAAGCCCAGCTTTACAGTTGAGGGCATCGAACATAATTATTTAAATCATGTTTTTAAGTATCCTGGCAAAGTAACATGGGCAGATATTACTGTTACGCTCGTTGACCCTGTTGATCCCGATATGGCAGCCACGTTCGCGGATATTTTAGTTCAATCAGGATATTCTCCGCCTACCGACTCAACTACTGATAGCATGGGAACCATTTCTAAGGCAAAAGCTGCCAACGCTCTGGGAACCGTAATTATTACGCAGATTGATTCAAACGGAGATGCTTTAGAAAAGTGGACTCTTTGGAACTCATTCATTAGTGATGTGAAGTTTGGAGATTCCTTGGCATATGGTACTGATGATTTGACAGAAATGTCCGTTACCCTTAAATACGACTGGGCACGCGTTCAGACATACAATGATGGTTCTGTTCTTGTTGCTGGTGATGGTGGCACAGAGTTCTTCAACGTATAATAGATAAAAAAGAGGTGTATATTGTCTAGAAACAGAGATCGCCTAGGCGGCGTTCAACAGCACGACACAAGCCCTCCTCCGCAAATGACACAAAGTGATGGCGGTGGTGGTTTTTCGTTTGTCGTTCCCACAGAATTTGTGGAACTTCCTTCAAGGGGTCAGTTTTATCCTGAAGGTCATCCCCTCCGCGGAGAGGAAAATATTGAAATTCGTCAAATGACGGCGAAAGAAGAGGATATTCTCACATCCAGGGCCCTCCTTAAAAAAGGAGTTGCGCTTGATAGAGTTATAAAAAACATTATTGTCGACAAAAGAATAGATCCGGAGTCGTTGCTTATCGGAGATCGAAATGCAATTATTATTGCAATGCGCGTTTCTGGCTACGGGCATATATATGAGACAAAAGTAGGATGCCCTGGGTGTGGCACACAACAGGAATATGCTTTCGATTTAAATGAGGCCAATATATACGAAGGAGAGAACATAGCAGATTTAAATGTTGTGTCGAATGATAATGGAACTTTTACAGTCCGACTCCCCAGAACTGAATTGCGTGTGGTATTTAAATTACTAACAGGCCGACACGAAAAAACATTTGTTACTGGCATGGAGCGAGATCGTAAACGAAAAAATGAAGCAGAACGAAATATAACAAGACAGCTATTCGCGATGATTGTTTCAGTTGATGACGATTCTTCACCGGACGCAATTAAATATTTGGTTGAAAACATGCCTTCTATGGATTCTCGACAACTGCGGCTCGCGTATCGTCTTGCAGCCCCTAACGTAGATTTAACTCAGCACTTTGAGTGTAACGAATGTAATCACACGCAAGACATGGAGGTCCCGCTTTCTGCGGACTTTTTTTGGCTTGACCAATGAGTACATGGAGAATGTGTATGAGCAGTTCTTCTTTTTAAAATATTCTGGTGGGTGGTCATTTTTTGAATCCTACAGTCTCCCCGTAAAATTGCGTGAGTGGTTTGTAAAAAGGCTTATTAAGCAACTTGAAGACGAAAAAGATGCGATGCAGAGCACATCAGGAGGCTCCAGCACAACGCAGACACTTGCATCACACAATCAACCCGCTCCCCCTCCACAGATGATGGGGAGAAATAGACAGGGCTCGTAGCCCTGTTTTTTTTTGCAAAAACTAATTAGTTTATAACTGAAGGGAATTTGTTATGCCACCGCCTACTTTTGATGCTGCAGCTTTTGCAGCACAGTTAGACGCACTGAAGGCCGCCGGCGCGACGACAAGAGAACTACGTCAAGAACTTGCAGACCTCACTAAGCAACAGCTTGAAGATCTAGAGAAATTGGCTCCGGCCAACAGCAGCCTGCTGGCCGCAATCGAGGGCGAAAATTCAGCACGAACACTTCTCATTAATACATTAGAGAGGCAGCGGCAGATAGAGGAGGATCGCATCCAGAGAATGGATGTGGGGATCAAGAAGGATCAAGCGCAAATCTCGCTAAATGAAATTTTAATTGAACAATTAAGAGATCGGATACGTCTAGACCCCGCCCTCGCGGCCGCACACCAAGCAGAGATTGATAGGCTAGAAGCGATCAATAAAAGTCTAGACGAAAATATAAAGCGCCTTGAGAAGCAATCCGCAGCGATAGGTGATCTAACTCAATCATTTAGTAAATTATTTTCGGGGTCTGCTCCTCCTGCTGAAAGTTTGTTTAGTCCAAGAACTCTGTTAACAGCCGGCCAGGGATTCGTGGCATTGTTTGATTCCATGGAGAATGGTGCTCCCTCCGCAGCAGAACTGAAGAAAATGTTTGAAAAAGCTGCTATCGAGGCAGTATTGGCATATACCGATGCAATAGTCAAACTTACCATTCAGCTCGCAGACTTAGAAAACAAGTTCAAGGCCTCAACAGGCGCCAGTGATGAGATGGCAAGATCAATTACGACTAACTATGAGGAATTGCGACAGTACACAGTTACCGCCGACGATGCTGCTGCCGGCTTGGCGTCTCTTTATGGCACTTTCACTGATTTTACAATGGCATCGTCGGACCAGCGCGATGAGCACATACAAAATATTGCCGTTTTGGGCAACCTTGGTGTTTCTCACGATACTTATGCCAAAAGCGTTCAGACTGCCACAAAGGCGTTAGGAGTTGCCACCAGTCAAGGTGACGATATGATGAGGGGTCTCGTAGCGCATGCGAAAGATCTTCAAGTCCCCGTGGGACAGCTAACTAGTGAGTTTGCTGCAATGTCGCCAGAACTAGCCAAACTTGGCGATAATGCTGTGGGCGCATTTAAAGATATGGCGAGAGTAGCCAAAATCACTGGTTTTGAAATGGGCAAGCTCCTTCAAATGACAAATAAGTTTGATACTTTTGAAGGCGCCGCCGAGCAAGCTGGCAAACTCAACGCGGCGCTAGGAGGCAACTTTGTAAATGCAATGGAACTTATGACGGCCACCGATCCGGTTGAAAGATTTACTATGATCCGAGATGCCATTAGCGAGACCGGACTTTCGTTTGATGACATGAGCTATTACCAGAGAAAGTTCTATAAAGATTCATTAGGCTTAGGGAGCGTTGCTGAGCTTGCGCAAGTAATGTCTGGTGATATGGAATCCCTGGACAAAGATATTGGTAAAACTTCGGCCGACTATGAAAAGATGGCGAAGGCGGCCCAGACCGCCGCATCTTTTCAAGAAAAACTTAACGCAGCTTGGATACAAATAATTCCCGTTCTTACGGGCTTCATGGATGGGCTGAGTTCCATAGCCACATGGATGACAGAAAATGCAAAAACAATAAAAGCAGTAATTTCTGTATTGTTGATATTAATGGGTGTTTTCACGGGAGGAACTACATCGGTAATTGGATTTGCTTTGGGTGGAACTATGTTGGCCGACTCGTTCGGCGTCTTGGGCCCTCTTTTGAAAC